ATTCAATGGGCGCAGGGGATACGGACGCGGCAGACGTGCGCGATAACAACGCCGGTGGCGTAAGCGATTTATGAACGACGAACCAGTACAGGCAGTAGGGGCAGACGAGGTGGAGTGCGAGCCAATCTATATCAAGTGCATGGAGAAGGACTGTACCGAGGAGTTTGCATTTGAGCCGGGCGAACAGAGGTTTTACGCAAGCAAGGGCTATCCACCTCCGAAGCGTTGCGCTGCTCACCGCATACTTCAGCGCGAGCGCATGGCGAAGAGGGAAGAAGAGGCGAAAAGGAAAGAGTCGCCATTCCACCAGAGGAATTGGAAGTAAACTCTCTATGCGATCCGCCTCACAATCAGACGTAGAGCGCCCCGGGGAAGGTTTGAGGATACGCTTGAAATGCGAGAAGGAACGCCCCCCTATCACTCCCAAGGAAGCCACACGGATATGTACCGGCGCAGAACCAGTCCTAATCCCACTACCAACACTATGAACCCAAAGAACCAGCGCGAAAGACAGTGTTTCCTTCAAGGCTACGCCGAAGCAGAAGCCGCGTATGGGAAATGCAAATTCTGCTATGGCAAGGGGTATTCAACAGTCTTGAACGACCCACACCTCGGCAGAGGGGTAAAGGTACTGCCCTGCAAGTGTCCACGAGGGAAGGCAATAAGGGAATTGGCGGCGACTGGCTCAATAAACCTCGGCTGATATGAGTTACTGCACTACAGACGAAGAACGAGCCAAGTGTCCTACATGCAAGGGAGTAGAGCCGAGAGTACAGACCAATGAGATAAAGAAGCCCGAGCAAGGGAAGGACACCCGAGGAGTACCCTATGCTTACGGGAATAGGGCGGAAAGGAGACGATACCGAGTGCGAATGGTGTAAGATACCCCTATGAACCTCGTCGCGACCACAATCAGGACGTTACTCATGGAAACAGAGGTAGGGGGAAGACAACCTACTGCAAGGCAGTTTACAGCTATAGCGAGCTATGTCGGAGACAGTCGGAATAGCAAGGCGGACGCGTTACGGGAGGCTGGGTATGCTCCGAGTACTGTAGACCACCCAGCGAGAGTATTCGGAAGTCCTCTGGTAAAGAAAGTCCTTGAAGAAATTGGAATGCCGGACGAGAGAGAAGCCCTTGTTTCTCTACGCAGGAACTTAAATAACAAATCAGGAATGGTGCAGGTAGCGGCGGCTGACAAAATCTTAAAGGTATTCGGCTCGTATGCGCCGGAAAAGTCAGAGGGCAAGCACACAATGACCGTCGGCATTATGTCTATGCGCGAGTTGCGCGAGAAAATGCGCGAGAACGGAGAGAGTATTGTGCAAGCGGAAGTTATTAGCGTAAGCAAATGATCATGGAACAAGATTGCGGAGTAAAGAACCCAGACGTGCGTTGCAGACAACCGTTTTGTATCTCTTGTAAGGCGAAACCAGTAGTGAGAACACCTGACGGCGTGAGCGTGGCGAGCGTGAAGAAGGTTATCAACTTGGCGATCCGCGTGAAGGATTGCGACGGAGAAGGAAAGGACAGGATATTCGCATACGGTGTTGAGGCGGAGAACGAACACGACGCCAAGAGCATACTTGCTATGCAACTTCGCCAAGTCGTCAATCTTTTGGAGAAGGACGTTGCAGAGGACAAAACAGGCGTTGGAGGCGGAATTGCCTAAAAACGAGGCATTGTATGGCTATTAGAGCCACGCAAAATAAGAGAGACGAGGTAATCATCAGGTATTTGAAGTGTTGTATAATATAAACATGGAAGAAGACCGGGAAGCATGGCGAGGGGACATGGAACACTTACGGCGCTGGGCGCGGGACGTGTTCTTATTCACGAAGGAGACAATGCACATGCTACCGGCAGAGCCGTTGGACGAACTCGTGAACAAAGAGATACCGTACACTGACATATACGGGCAGAGGAAGACGGCGAAACTATTTGATATTGACGGGAGCCTTGTTTATCACGATCTTGCGTTCTACTCGGAGGACATGTTCAAGAACCAGACGCGCGGGGCGTTCAGGAAGTACAACGGCACACGCTTCACCGCACAGCAGACAATCATATTGGAGGGCTACAACCGAGGTGTCAACACCTTCGGCAAGGATAGTTTTGACGCGACAAGGCGTTGGCTCTCTACTCGTTCAGGACACGGTATAGGCAAGACTTCGTGCATGGCTATCATAGCGATACACTTCCTATGGTGCTTCCCGGGCGCACAGGTGGGTATGACAGCGAACACCGAGCAACAGGTGGAGGACATTTTCATGAAGGAGTTTTACGTTTGGAAGGCACGTCTACCAGCATTTATGAAGAACGCGCTGATACAGACTGCCGACCACATCAGGGTGGAGGATAGCGAGGACTGGTTCTTACGAGCGCAGGTGGCGCGAGCAGAGAAGCCGGAGGCATTGGCTGGCTTGCACGGAGAGTTCGTCCTTATCCTCGTGGACGAGGCGTCAGGCGTACCAGATCAAGTGTTTGAGGTTATGAAGGGAGCGCTGACCGGCGATAACTTCATAGTTGGATATTTCAGCAACCCGACTAGGAACGAGGGAGAGTTCTTTGACAGCCATAAGAAAGGGTCAGCGTTTACCAAGTTGCATTTCTCGTCTCGCAACAGCCCTATCGTCAAGGAGGACTATGTTTGGAAAATGGAGGCGGACTATCCGGGGACGGGTAAAGAGCCGAGCGACGAGGTGAAAATCCGCGTGGAAGGAGACTTTGCGGGTGTAACTGAAATGGACGAGAAGGGCTGGATACCACTGTTCGCCAACGTGAACATACTCTTTGAGCCGGAGCGCGGGCAGATAATCAGAAGCCCTATCATCGGCGTAGACCCTGCTGGACAGGGTAAAGACCGCTCGGTAGTGGACGTGCGCGACAACGTGTATCTCAAAGAGGTGCTGAACGAGCGCACGAGCCAAGAGAAAGACCTTGCCCGCAAGATAGAGACGATACGGGACGCATACGGGGCGCACAGCAACGACATCGGCATAGACGCCTTCGGTATCGGGGCGAGGGTGGTGGCGAATATCACAACCAAGATAGGGGAGAGCGTGAACGCCCTACTGACTGACAAGCCACGGGAAGGCACGGAAGACCGCTTTGTTACCTTCCGAGACGAATTGGCGTGGAAGTTTCGCTCATGGGTAGTACAGGGGGGCATAATCATCACGAACAACAAGGAGGCGTGGCTGAAGGAAGTGAGCAAGGTGAAGTACAAGCGCGTTACCGGGGGGCGTATCCACCTGATGAACAAGGTGGAGTTTAGGAAGGAGAATGGATTTAGCCCTGATCGCTTTGACGCCGCTATCTATACATTTTTCAAAGACGATGCAACCGTGAATGTCATCATGACGAAACAGGAGAGCGAAATGCGCGACATGGCGGAGTTCATGCGTCTCGCACAATCCACAGGTCAGCCCTTGCAGGATTTCTCCTCTATGGGTTAAAGGGTGCTATTATTAAACCATATTCTCTCTATGCCCGAAGAAACAAAAACACCCGAGCCAAAGGCACTTCACGAGAAAGTGAAAGCCGCGTACTCCAACGCGCAGGGTGAAGTGGACGAAGTAGAAGCGAGACATGCGATTTCGGTGATAGAACAAATCAACAAAGACCTTGAAGCGCGTGAGAAGGCGACGCTTGTGTTCAATGGCGTATCGTACAGCCAGTCGTATTTATATAATCAACGCAAAGCGATCAACTACAGCCCACCGCGCGAGCCGGGCAAAGATAGAGAGGTTTCAATGGGACTGGTACACGAGAAGATTATCGGCTTCGCCGCCTTCTTCTTGAAGTACGTCTACAAGCGCCGTATCAAGTGCTACGACGATAAGGGCGTAGTGATTAAGAACGCGGGGGAAGTGTACGACCTCGGCATAGAACACTCTTACCGACTGGAACGCTTCAAGCAGAAGATTGCGCTTATCTATTGGGAACTGTTTTCGCAAGGCGATACTTTCATTCTCGATGATTGGGACGTTCGCAACGTACCACAGCGTGTCGCCTACAAGGAAGGAGTGAAGGTAACGGCGGACACAATGGACTTTACCTACGAGTTTCTTGACGGGCTGACCTACAAGGAAGGGGAAATGATACAGGTTCGCAAAGCAGTCTCTCGCATATTGGACGGGCGCGAAGTGATACTCGGCAACCCCGAGATAGAGGACTTGCAGGAAGAGCCACGCATTACGCTTGAACGCATTATCTCTCGTGCAGACGCAGAGAAGATTTACGGCTCACTCAAACGCTGGAAGCAAGTGCCGAACGAGAAGACATGGATTACGAACATCACCGGAGAGGGCAAGACGAGTTTGTTTGAGACAGCGCGGCTCGCTAATCCGGGGACTGACTGCATTGAACACCGCCTATTTGATAAAGAAAACAACCGCTTTAATATCTTCCTCAACGGCATTATGCTTTTGCCGAAAGACACGACCTTTACTCTGTTCTTCCCTCGCGGGAATTATCCGATTACAAAGGCAAGTAGCGAACGACTGACCGGTAGCGCATACAGCCGTTCCATACCAGCCAAGACAAAGTTTAATGCTGACTTCGTGGACTGGTCATTGCGGAAACTCGCAGATAAGTTTGAGCAGGGCGTAGACCCAGCACTTCTCGTGAAAGGACGTTTTACCCTGCCTAAAGACCTATTCCGAGGCGGACAGCGCACACACGGCATTTCCGCAGGGGACTTTGAGAAGGCAGACCCCGAGAATAATGGGATAAATAACCAAGACGTTACGTTCGTCAAACTCCTCAAAGAGATTGTAGAGAGCCAGACCGTGAACAGCACGACGACCGGCGAGGTGGCTGACAGCGCGACTGCAACAGCCGTGAACGCGGCGCAGATGAACCAAGTAGAGAAGTTGGGCTACCTTCTTGATAGCGTGGTAAATGCCTTCGGGGACATGGCGCTTCGCCGAGCAGAGACGATTGAGAGCAAGTACACGATCAAGCAGAAGGAGACTATCGTGGACGGTAAAAAGATTTCGGTGTATCAGAACTTCACTATCTCAATGGACGGCACAGAGCATACCGTTGAGTTTGACGAAGAAGTGGGAAGTCAGACCTATGACTACAAAGCCAAGCAAGACGAGTTGTTTTCAAAGGCTTTCACGGAGAAGAAGAACGGCAATCCCACCTCGTATCACATCATCAACCCGAACGACATGCGTTCGCTTCGCTGGACGATTGACGCCGAGATAGTGCCGGAGCGTATCAAGGACAGCGCCTTGCAAATGATTAACCTACAAAACGAGTTTAAGTTCCTACGCGAGACGTTTGGGAATATGCTCAACATGGAGGCAATGAAGGACGAATACTTGGGCGTTACGAACCGACCTGCTGAATTGTTCTTGCCCGCCGAGACAATGAAGTTGAACCAAATGCTGAACGCTGAAATGGGCGCGGAAGGCAATGGAGGTACTTCAACGGGGAGCATGGGGCGACCCACAGTATCCACCGCTTCACGAGACGAAGCCATGAATAGACGCTAATATATAAATTATGAACCCCGGCATGGAAAATTATTTGTTCTCACGAGGGCTGGTGAAGCCAGCAGAGGTCGTGCAAGCCCTTATGGAAGGCAAGAAGGACGTGCCGGTTGGCGCGAACATTCTTGCTGACGACGAACTCTTGGCGCAGGTTGCTGGTCTGTACATAGACAAGAAGAAGGCGCTTGAAGCCGTTATCGCGGCTCGCCTCTTGCCTATGGTCATGGAACTATCGGTCAAAGCCTTCCCGCAAGAGACAATCGTTATCCGGCAGTCTATGGTAGACATCATTTCATTACTGGACGACTTCGCGCGTTACACTGCAGAATACCAACGACGCACGAAGGAAAA